ATCGTTGGGAATCTCATCTGATTCAAACATTTCGAGTGGTGCTTTACATGTGTTATCGCCACTGTTCTTTGTCTCAAAGACATATCTAAGATTATTGTCCTTGTCTTTCTTTACCTTGCCATATAGTACAATGGAAAATAAACCTTCGAGAGTAAGTTTCTCGTCAATCATTTTACCGATTGTTTTAGCTTTGGTTTTACGAGCGCCGGTGCTATCATAAAAGTCTTCAGCATGTGTAAGGAAGAAGATTACAAGATCTTGTCTCAAATCTTTTGGTGTTTTAGCAACAGCTGCTATACCAGCACCGATTTGAGTAAATTTCTCATAACCTTTTTCTAGAGCTCTGTCAAAGAACTCAAAGCTTGACATATACTGCCAGTCATCAATTACAATAGTTTTGATCTCTGGCCGGGATGTAGATACATATTCTAAAGCTTTGATAATACCTCCAGGAGTAGATGTATTACTCATGTTACCCTGGGGATAGTCTTTGCTTACAAGTATGTACTTTTCTCGCCAGCCTTTAAAAGGCAAAGGTTTGTTTGCAACGTTGATAATAAACGTTGTTTCAGGATCTAAAGTGCGGATGCTGGTAGACTTACCAGATCCAGACTCAGCAATGATTAAGCATGCTTCGGCCATCTTTCTTTGATTAATTGGTTTAAAAATGATTTGTCGCTTACAGGAGACTGCCACAATATTGCAGCAAGGTCCTTAATAGTCATCTGATCAATGGGTGCGTCATTGTCAGGATCCATGATTTCAAAAGATTTACTCTTAGTCTTAAGACTTGGTAACTCTTTTGGTGCAGATTCAATTTTTGTATCTACAGTTACTTCATGTAATTCATCAACAGGAATTAAATATCTCACATGTCCAGAGCTAGTAGGTATAGTGTCATACTCCTCAGCAAAATGAGGATTGTATTTCCATCTATACAGTTTACGCTGTGGATCCTCGGGTTCTAAATTAGAACTTACATACTCTGTATAGACATCAGTGCCTCCGCTAAGTTCATTAGCAAAGAAGCCCATACAGTAATAATCTTTGTCTTGAGGTTTCCAAGCTAACTTAGGAACAAAGTTAGCATCTGGGATTCCGAGTGCGTTAAATACTAGTTGATGATGTTCTTTTAATTCTTTGACGATTTCTGCTCTTGTTTTTGTTGACATACTATGTGATTTTGGTTAATGTTCTTTTTTCTTGTGTGGGTGGAGTATCTGTTTCTACAATCTGCATCTTCTCAAACTCTGCTTTAAAGAAACTCATTCTATTATCGCCGTTTCTACATTTTAGGAAGTGCATGACAAGAATTTTGTCATCTTCAATAATGTATCTATCTGGGCCATAAAATCTAATCTTTTGTTTACCTGGCCGGTTTATACCAACTACCATGTCTGCGTGTTGCAACAAAGCATCGGCACCAAAAAGATCAGATTCTAGAATGTAGTTTCCATATTTACCATCTTCATTGCGCTCTGGCGAGTCAATGTTTCTGTTAAGCTGGCTTAATATGATAAAGGCTATAGGATACTTTCTTTTTAACTCAGTTATTGTTTCGCTTAAATTGTAAAGTGTTTCATATTTATCTTTCTCGTAAGTCTCTTTTTTAACCAGTAATGAATGATCTAAGGTAATAATTGTTTTTGTAAAAACCTTCTCTTCGTCAACTATTTCTGCGTGTTCTTCCATGTAAGTTTCTACGATATTTTTGAACTCTTTTGTTGTGCATGGCTCATCTACAACATCAATTGGATACTTTACTCTACTCTTTGCATAAGCATAGCATTTAGTCAAATCTTCTGCTGTAAGTTGACCATCCGCGCTACATAGATACTTGTAAGATTTACCTAGATAACTGCTGTATTCACGAATGGCGGAGACACGAGCAAGCATCTCAAATTGAAACTGTAATACTCTAAACTTTTGCCCTTTATTAAGAGAATAAGCGCTTCGTATTATCTGGGCTGCAATAAGAGTTTTACCACTACCAGGTCTTCCACCAATAACAGTCATAGAGTTCCACTCAATACCATCTGTAGACGCGTCATTAAATTTTACCCAGGGTGTTCTGATGCTTTTAATCAAGCCTTCTTGCCTACCTTTTAGGTAGTTAAGAGAATCGACAAACCCTTCCTTTTGGCTTTTCCAAGCCTGTTTACCTTTCAACATATCTATCTATTTAATTATACTACTCTTTCACTAAAATGCTCGCTTCCTGGATCTTCATAGTTACCGGTTACAATCATTTCACAATAATTAGCCAGCTCAGATTCTGATGTACGATCAGGGAGAGTTTTACGAATAAAGTATTGGGATGTACGCATATAAAGATAGTTGCGTAATCTGTACTCATTTACGTAAAGCTCGGTTGCTTTAAGAACAATCTCCCATGAGTAATCAAAAGTTTTGAAGAACCATTTGAAAGAAGCTTCTAGATTTTTAGCATTTACTCGGGCTTGTTTACCACTAGGTAGTTTACCGCGCGGGAACAGCATGTTGTAACTAGCAATGTTCTCTTCATAGTTATTTCCAATAACCTGTTTAGAAACACTCTCAACTGTTTTGCTATATAGCGTTTCCATTTCAGTTAAAAGAGCTTCACCTTTTTCTGTGATAACTATTTTCTCCTCTTTCTCATTGTAGGTAACATACCCTTCTGATTTGAGTCGTCGCATTTCAAAGTATAGATTGATCTTAGTATGATCAATCATTATCTTTTCCTTGAAACACAACATAGCAAACAACTCATTGGGTGTTATCGACAGGTTCAGAGTCTGTTGAAAAAGAGTTATAAGTTTGTTCTTTGGATTTAAGCTCATGAATGCATTTGTTATGGATTAGTAACGTGTTGTAGTCTTTGACTTCTATAAGGTTTGTGATGGTTCTTATAGAGTATAAAACTGTAGTGTGGTTTTGACCAAGATAAACTGCGATGTGCAATTTTACATGACCTAGATCACTAGCAATCTTAGAAAATACTTGTCTATAAATAGCTCCACCACGGCTTAAAGTCTTTACAGTTTCGCCGGGATACTCTTTTTCAATGACAGCATTTACTGCGCTCTCTATTGTTTCTAGAGGGAGCTTTGTTACAATATCTATGGTTTGTAGTGTTGTTATATGGAGTGTAACATCATACAGCCGCGCGATACGTTTACAAAATCTAGAGATTTCTTGGTGTAAATCGTAGTAGTAATTTGGATTCATTACCACTCTATCTGTGGCTTCTCTAGTTTCTGTAGACATTCGTTTATCTTGTTAAATACATCCCCGGAATCCCAGTTCTCAAGTTTATTATGAGCTGCGGATGCGGGATGTGAAGTTACTAACTTTTTGTTGTTGTCAGATACACTATCTTGCCAATCACTAGCTTTTTTACCCATGTAAACATAGATAGTTTGAGGCTTGTGCCAATTGAGCATATCAAAGAGATAAGCTAGAAATGGTTGCCAGATAAGATAATGTTGGCCTACTTTGTTTACAGTTGTGGTAAGAGCAATGTTTAGTAACAATATGCCTTGATTAGACCACCTTGATAAATCTGGTTGAAAGTTCTTTTTCTCTTTGTATACTGTGCGCTCTATCTCTTTAAAGATATACTTTAGCGACGGTGGCACATGTTTAGAATCATTACTCACAGAAAAAGCTTTACCATCAGCTACCCCTACATAGGGATAAGGATCTTGCCCAATCATGACTACATTTAACTTATCATAGGGACAATCATAAAAAGCGCTGAACATTTTACTAAGAGAAGGAGTAAATCTTCTACCTTCTTTGGTTTCATGCTCTAGCTTTACTATGATTTTAGTAAACTCGTCACTGTAAATAAAGTGTCTAAGTACTGTTGCCCAACCAGATGGTTCTAATTTTGCGTGTAATTTGTCTCGTATGGAATCTATATCTATATTTGTCATAAACTTTAAACATTTAAATTATGGCTGTTACAGTTAAGGAACTTGAAGATGATCACCTAGTATCAATAAAACTGAGTGGATTTTTCTATAAGCGTTTAAAAGGCATGTTTGTTAGATTTATATCTAAGCAAGATGAAGCCTTTACCAAAGCTTTTATTGAAAGCGAAAGTGATCCTGAAAAGTTCTTTAGATCTAGTGAAGATGCTTTTGATGTTGAAACTATTCTTATCCTTTTAAAGGAAATTGAAAAAGCCGCGGTTGATCAAAAGCAGTTTAATGAGAAAGAAATTCTAGAACCTGGAGACGAGGGGTATGTAGAACCTACTAGTGAAGGTTAAAACCTACTATATCTCCAATTTCTAGGCAGGCATTGATAGCCATACCTAGTTCGATTTTAGAACAGGCTGCAAAAGATTTGCACACTTTTACTTGAGAGCCGTTTATGTCTTTAACAAGGCATAAACCGGCTTTTTCTTTTACCTCATATTTCATCTCCTCGAAAGTGTAACCCAGGAAATTTGCGAGTTCTCTTATCATAGCATGAACTTTAGCAAGCTGGGCTACACTCCCATCAGATTTAACGGCTTCTACATAGATTTCGATTGTGGCACCATCGGGGAGGTTCTTTAAAAACAGATCATACTTTAATTTCTCAGCATGATCAGAGTATACAAGCTTTCCATTTTCTTTCTTAAGAACGCCGTGAAACATTAGTTGTTAGGTTTATCTATTGTGTGATCTACAGTAATGATGTTTAGAGTAAATCCTAACCAGCTGATCACAATCTCTCTTCTTTTTTCTAAGATTTGTGTGCAGAAAGGATCTTTACACTTTCTGGTATTGATGCACCCTTTCATACAGGATTCAACTTTACCTGGTTTTTTACGCACGATCTGCGTATGTGGAATAAGATTAATATGTTGGTA